GTTTACCGTATTCTGTCGTAACAGTCATGTTTTAATTAAGAGTGCATTTTAGGCGATGACGATGACTTCGGGTCGCCACGAATACTTTTACACGTCTGACTCTACATATTCAGGTGCAATGATCTGACACATTCTTAGACGGTCAGCTTTTACTGCTAGTGCAGTTGATGTATCAGCACCAGCTCCACCTGATGTCTTAGCATATGCTGGTAAGAAACCGGGGTCTCCAGATGTCGTAACTGCATATTTAACTGTGAAACCACTGCCAGTTATTCTAGCATTGTTTGGATCATAACCTAGTCCCATTAGTAACCTCCTATAGTCATTTTAGTTTTTTTAACGGGTGATTTTTTAGTAGCTTTCTTAGCTGCTGCTTTCCCTGCTTTAGTGTAGGGATACTTTTTACCATTAACAGTTGGCATGATTAGAATTGTAAGTTAGATCTTTCTAATTTATCGTATACATCCTGACGATAAGCAGGGTCTCTATCATAACGTGGGTCAGACATAGCTCTAACTACTTCAGCTTGGCTACGGAATTCATCTCCTGTTGCTTTAGCAGGTTTACCTGTAAGCATTCGTCCATCAACTCCTACACCATCATTGTACTTAGAAGCTAATGATTGTACTGCAAAGTATGCAGCATCAGGATTACCTGACTCCATCACTTTATCGTAACGATTAATCTCAGCCTCATCAAAGTTTTCAGATGCCCATTTAAGCATTTTGTTATATTCTTTTTCTCCACCAACTGACTTCTGTAGTTCAACAGCTTGATCAGATGTTAGTTCTTCAGTTGGTTCTTTGACATTAGAACGGTAATCTAAGTACAACTGTGCTACATCAGATGGTTTGAGATCATTTAATTTATCTAGTAACTCATCCGAGTACTTTTCATTCTTTGATTCAGTCCAAAGATCATCTAAGAAGGTAGAGTAATCTGGTTTTTCTTCTTCCTTTGTTTCTTTAACTTCTTCTTTAGCTTCCGTTTTTGCTTCTTTAACTGGAGCT